CTCAGAAAACAAACTCGTTAAATGGTTAGTTACATCTACTATGGAATTGTACTCTATATTAAGGACGTCTCTAATTGGTATACCACAGAATATGGATATCATCTTCTGAGCTAAGAACTCATTGTCGTTGGTGTTCTTTTGAACCTTAACGAATTCTTGATACTGACCTACTGTTATCTCCTCTAGTGAACTTGGTACTCTTAATTTCATATATATATAACCTATTAATTTAAACTATGTTATAAGCTCCCTTATGGGCATTTGCTAATTGATAGCTAACGGCATAACGCAAGGCATCGATTCCATGATTGTATTTATCACATGGTGTCTTAGATTTGCGTTCTAACCAACTATAATTATTAAGCTCTTTGATTAGGTCTACACTATCCTCATCTATCACTAGGTCGTAATCCTGAAGCAATGAGATACCATATACAATAGAGTCAGCCCCCTTGATTGTTGGGACTACATTATTGCCTAATGCTTTTAGCTCTGATATTAGACGTGGCTCTGCGCTATCACCTACTATAAGTGATTTACCTGCATGAGATGTATTTAGAGAAGCTATCTGAGACGTTGTAAGACCTTGCTTGTACATAAGTAGCTTGACGTAGATAATCTTATTAGACTTGTCTATAGACGTCTTAACGAGTGTCGAGGGGTCATTGCTGAATCCGTAATCCTGTCCGTATACTGAGGTAGCAACTTCCTTAAACTTACCTACTGACCAATTGTCGAATATAACACCCTCTGCCTTATCTAACCAACCCCCTAGTATTTGGTGTTTATACTTGTTAGGTCTACGTTGTTTAATGTTCTCTATTTGGCTTAGGTAACTATCTGATAGATTCTCTTCGTTGTCTAGGTAGGTAGTGTGTATATAGGTAACGTCATTCTTGACTGTGTTGGTTCCTGCTTGAACTCCTCTATTCTCGAAGAACCTTTGATATATGAAATGCTCCTTTGTCGTAGGGTTCAATATAAGTATCACTCTATTGTCTTTAACTTTCGCTCTGATGGATAAGTCTATCTTGTCGAAGATATCCTCACTAACGAGTTCCTCTGCCTCGTCAAGCACCCAAGTAGTTACACCCTGCAATGACTTGAGGTTTGCAGTTTGGTCTCCTGATGAGGTCTTAATACCTTTAAAGATTATTTTGCTTCCTGTCTGTAGGTTTGTTATCTCATCCTTAGTGATGTGAAAGTCCTCTACTCTATCTAACTCCTCTAGCTTCTCAATGAATTCAGGGATAATAGATATGTGAGCAGAAGCCATTGTATAACGTGTAAAGAGTATAACGTGACCTGCCTCGTAGGTTAAGGCTACAAGTAATGAATTGACGCTATAAGACTTACCACTACCACGACCACCCGTCACAACGAAGTAGCGAGTATCATTGCCCAAAGGCTTATACTTAGAGTTAATCTGAATCACTAGTCTTTAAACTTAAATAGCTCTTTGAAGTCTATGTTAACACCCTCAGTTGATTTGATATCAATAGATGTCTCAGGTTTACCTAGGTAGTACTCAAGGAATAATTTACTTGCTTGAATGTCCTGTTTTTCGACTGCCTTGTTTTTAACCATTTTAAGCACCTCTACGACATCCTCTACGGTGTTCGCTTGTTCTAGGGCATCTCTGTATTGATTCTTTCTCTTATCGCTTCCTTTAGCCTTTGTCGAGTGTCCTTTATTACCGTTGAATTTTCTTTTATCCATGTTCTAATATAATCTAACTATTAGATTAACTTAAAACCCTTGAAAATGTTATGCACAAAAAAAGCCACTCTCTCGAATGGCTCTCTCTCTTCTCACTTCTTATCTTATTTATTTAAACTCTTTACGTATGAATCAATAAACTCTTTTTTATCCTCATCTATATTAAATACTGTTACCTCTTTATCTCCGACTATGTGACCACCAAGTGTATTTCTGCTATATGCTAATGCGAAGTTATTTGCTTGTTCATTTGTTTGGAATCTTAAAGTTGCTTTCATTGTGTGTGTTTTTGTTTTGTTTACTGATGTAAAGATACACACATTTTTTATATCTGCAAGTATTTTTTAAAAAAACTTTTATTTTATTTCAGCTACTAAGTATTACTACGTATAAAAAAAGGGAAGCTCTCACCTCCCTTATCCTATCCTAATCTATCCTATCCTCTTCGTATTCCTTGAATACCTTTCTTAAGTCTGCAACCATTGACCTCACGCATGAGGCACAATTAGACTCGGTATTCCTTTTGTTAAAAACCCTATTGTAAATCTTCAATAGTATTCTTTGGTCTGCGATACCTACGACTCTAGGATTCTTCTCAAAGAACTCTTTAAGTGAGTTGTATTCATCCTCGACTAAGCATTCTACTTTATAAGGAAAAACCTTATTCAAGAACTCCTTTCGCTTGTCACACCCGCAGTCATCTCCTAGAATAAACTTAGCTACCTTAGACACTCCTGTAACCTCTAAGACTTTCTCTACGGTGTCTCCTAGTCCTTGAGACTCTTTCTTCTCTTTAACTCTCTTAACTCTCTTGACGGTTGCTTTCTGCTTGTCCTGAGCTTTCTTCATTTGTTTATACTCTTTTGTTCTCTTATCCATAACATTTATTTTTTGCCCTGTCCCCGACTTACTTTCTTGTAAGCGTTCTGACCTTTTGAGGCGTTCTTACTATGTACTCCTTTTCTTTTTTTCTTAGGTGTTTCGAGTCTTCCACCTGATACAATCTTTGCCATTTTATTAATCTATTAATTCAAAATCTTTGTTCAAATAATCTTCGTAATCTTCTCCAACTTCTTCTCTTATTCTATCCTTGCAATGCTTCAAGGTTGTGAAGATAGAACTCGTTGATATTCCTGTCATCTTTGATATAGTTCTCATTGACTTGCCTGACTCTTTATATAAGTTAAAGAGCATCTCATCGTACCAATGCCATTCACCTGCAACAACTTTAACCTTGTCGAATATCTTATTCAAGGCTTCGTTTTCTTCTAAGTCCTCTAGAGTATTATCTAGGTCTTTTCCTAAGTAGTCCAAGACATCTGCACTTACTTTGTTTTTGTTTGCTTTGTGTTTCTTAAAATCGAGAAAAAGGTTTCTCAATACAAAATACATATAAGCGTTCTTTACTTCACCGTTGTGAATCAATTGTTCTTCTTTGCAATACTTCATTATTTTGATGTATGCCTCTTGAACGATGTCTTCTGCGTAAGTAGACTCTCCAAACTGACGAACAACCTCAATGTATTGCTCATGATTCTCTGCTATTTTTTCTATCCAATTCATTTATAAGGAGATAAAAAGACCCCCGACTTGCAGGGGTCTAATTCATACTAAAACGGCATTTCGTTTGAATCGTTTGTTGTTTGGCTCGGTGTAGGTTGCTCTACGTTTGCATTAGGATTAACCCAGGGCTCTGAGAAACTCATACTCATCCACTCAGTCCCTTTTGCTGAGACTTTCTTCCATAGAGCTACTTCCATTTCTACTCCGTTTACTTTGCATTTACCTTTAAAATCAGGGTGATTCTCTGCCTTTTTGTTGTTTGAAAAAATTGCTCCTGAATTGTCTTTTTGTTCGAATTGTGACATATTATTTATATTTATTTGTTATTAATTACTTTGTTTGTTTTGCTAGAATATCTCGGACTAGCTCACCGATTTGCTCATCTGTTTTCTTTTCTTGTATCGCGTATCTCACCTGATGTACTAGGTCGATGTCTTCTATGATACTAGCCATGACTAATGAGGCTTCTTTTGGCTCTACATTTAGAGTCTTGTCGATACCCACTTCTACGGCTATCTTTTGTGCGATTTTTAATAATCTACTGTTTTGTGACATTTGTTTGTTCGTGTTTAATTGTTTGTTGATTCTTTACTTGTTCATTTACTAGCCTCTTCAAAACTTTCGTCTTCGCCCAATAGGTCCTTGTTCGGGTCTTTGTAGTGTTGTTAAAATTTATCATTTGATTTTTTGAATTGTTCCATCGGTGTAATGTATAATCTTTAAACCTGCATAGTCAATACCGACCTCTTGACCTTGTAGGTTATAAACGTTCTTAACCTCTTTAGGTTGCTCACTACAGTTAGAGTAGTAACCCTCCCATAATATATCTGTAGTTCCATCGAAGTCTGTCTGAGATAGAGTAATCAAATGCTCTCCTCTCAAATCTAACCTACTCCAATACTCTCTTAGACTTGTTGAGTAACCCGATGCGGGTACAATAGTCTTGTTATCTTCGCCATTAAACTCACTAGAGTTACTAATAACCCCTTGAGTCGTAACTGTAAAGTGAGAAGCGTTATATTCTGAATGTGTGTACCAAGTCAAACCCTCACAGTCTAGGTTAGCTCCTCCGAAAACAACAGGCAAAGCGTCACCTCCTGAATATAGAGACCATGAGGGGATGTCGTAATAGTATAAGTACTCCTGAAAACAATTGTCATAATAAGTGTTAATACACTCGTTAGTAACTAGAATAAATCTAAACTCTAGGTCACCATAAGCCTCAATTAAATGAGTTTTGTTCTTGTCTTTTACTCCTGAGAATCTCGCTAAGCGAATCCACTCAACACCATTAACTCTGTATTGAAAGAACATGAAGTCTTGCTTCTTCTCTATAATACCCTCAACTCTATAAGATACCTCTATCTCTCCATTAGCTTCGTAAGTTGGTGAGTTAAGGAATGTAGTATCATTGTTCTTGTATCCGTATGTCCCTAACAAGGTTGTAGTCATAGCTCCGTAAGTTTCTACTCCTGCCGTGTTGGTAAACGTCCACTTGTCGAAGTCGTTTAATATATCTAACTGAGCCGTCAGGCTAGTCGTTAAAAAGGTTGCGATTGTTAAAATTAAATGTTTCATTGTATTTGTATTGTTTGTTTTTACTGACGTAAAGGTAACTCTTTATTTTGTTTCCGCAAGTAAAAAGCGAAAAAAGTTTTAATTAATTTCGCTCTCTACGTACTTCTACTTAGTTTCTTCTAAGTATATCAACCTATCTAGGTATTGTTTAGCCTTTTTCAGGTCCTCAATACCGTTCTTGTCTTTCCACCTTGAAACGTACTTTATAATATTACCCTCAAAGAATGACATATCCTTACTGTGAATGTAATCCCACGTCTCTACTCCTTTGGTGTAATGCTTAGGGTTCTCTACTCTACTCATCTTGCCTCAGTTATTAATTGATTAAAATACTCTTGACAAGCCATAGCCTTAGACTCCATTTCTATTATAGTCTCCTGACTCCTCTCTATCTCAAACACCTTGATTCGATTCTTTGCAGTCTCATTAGAGAATGTATGCTTGTTTCGGATAGCCATTTCGGTAAACATTAACCTCTCTTCGTCATTGTCATCAATATCCTTTAACGCATCTCTAGCCTCTCTCTTGATAATGTACTCAGGTGTGTCTACTAAACAGTATACTAACTTATCTTTAGACTTGTTTGCTAGATGCATATACGTTTGAAGTTGGTATATGTAATCCTTGTTAGGTATTGAGTCCTTAAACATTGGGAATGTATCCATGTTAAAAGAACACTTAATGTCTATAACATAATCCTCTGTCAATATGTCAGGTGTACCCGTGAATAAATCATTCTCGAAATACTCTTCATTCTTAACTAAGAAAGGGAGGTCTTCTCTAACCTCAGAGAGCAAGTTGATACCGTCTTGTTCACACTCGTTACCTTTGTTAGTATACTTAGAATTAAACTCCATTCTACGCCCTAACACGTGTTCTTTAGCTAGTCCTTGAACGTAGCTCTTTGCTCCTACGGAAAGGC